CTATTATCTTATCGATATCATTAAAAATATTATCATTTAAAAATTTAGTTAACGATTTTGTCTTATCCATTAATAGCCGCCCGAATTAGATTCTCTATAATCATCTTGGTGTTCTTCTTCTGAATCAATATCACATTTCATAATTGCATGTCTTCGCATCATATACGCATATCGTGTAGCACTCAACAAATCATCTTGAATTTTAACGATTTTTCCATTGTCGTCACGATGATAATTAAGCTTTTCAGCAAACCATTCATGCAAATAATCAAATACTCTAAACTTTCCAAGCTCCATAAGTCGGTAAATTTCAACTATGCCAGCCTCTACCCCATTTCCCCCATCTGGCCATGTCGCGTGATCATGCAGCATTTCCCAACCAGCCTCCTCATAATAAGCCCTTTGCTCTTTGCCTGATCCTTTTTCAGTTTGCAAACCATCATGAGGCCATGCGGTAGGTACGCCTTCAGCCCATTCTTTAGTTGCTCCCCAAGCAACTTCAGGAATAGCTTTTGATTTCTTCCAAGCTCTAGCTAATACGAAAGTATCCGTATCCTTATCCCACCATAACTGAATGTGGGCCTGTGGATGATCCCATCCAAAATCCATCCCGTTGATAACATACCAGTGAGCAGGGCATTCAAAAGGATTGCACTTGATTGAATTATCACCAATATCAAAGATAAGCCCCGCCCCCATTAACGGTAAGCCTTTAGTTCTCATATCCCGTTGCCATTCTGGGTAAATAGATAGTAAAGCCTCTTTCATGTCATCCGTTAAATGTGGAGCATCATCCCAAGTAGCCCTTTGCATATACTCATACTCGGTAGGATTGTCCATAAACTTAACAACTACCTCTGTTCGTCCATTCTCTGGGGTAAATGTCATAATACCTCTACCACCCAAACCACCATCACCATTAGCTGTTCGGGTTTGGACCTGTGGAATAATATTTTTATCTTTGGGCTCTTCGTCAATGTGATACCAATCAATAACATCTCCCATTAGGGCATGTTGCCCCTGAGAATATGACCAAAATTTTACAGTGGATACCTTGCCTGTAGAGTGTTTTACCCGGACCTCTCTCATTGCTCCCGTAGTTCCTGACATGGTTTTATGATCTACAATCCTTGACGATGGTATTAATCCCCCCTCAAATGATCCGTTTACAAACCTACCAAACAATGGATTTTGCAATAAATCTCTAGTCTTCTCACCTGAAAAGCCCAATATCCATATAACAGGGGCCTTTTCAAATATATGCCCATCCCAATCTTCGGGATAATCACCAAGAGCATGAAAGGCATCAATGGTGGTTCCTGTTCGGGTCTTTCCTACTTGGTTTGCCGCCATAAGCAAGCAAGCTCTAAACGTGGCTGTAGCAGCATTAAAACGGTGCTGCCAATCATAAAGGGTATTGTATTGGGTTAGGTAGGCTATTTCCTTGGCTCTCTTATCTTTCTCTCTGAGCAGCTCTATCTTTCTTATCTTCTGCTCTCTAGTTATCAAGACTAGCTAGCTCCGCATCTAAATCCTCATCCGACATATCAGTAAGTTTTATATCCGCTGATACTTTTAAGTTATTATTAAAACAATCTACGCTTATATGCTTTCCAATTAACTCTAGAGATTTATTAGCCGCTGCTAAGTTTGAGCATTCTCCATTATCATCTTCTTCAAGAGATTTATCGTTTATCCTTAAAGCTCTTTTAAGTACCCATTCAGCATCAATTCCAAGCTTTTCCTCTCTAGGCTTCTTAAGTTCTTGAATATACTCTTGAATGTTAGGTTTGGTTAGGTTTTCACACCCTTGCTCTTTAGCACTGTTTTCTTTATAACCCGCACGAATAGCGGCTTGTTTGGCATTCAGATCAATTAGGTATTCTCTACAAAACATTTCTTGCTTTGCTGTTAGCTTAGGCATCTCTATTTTGCCTCTCTCTCGCAGTACGAGCATTGCATTCTTTTTTGCTTACGCTTCTTGTAAACATCCGTTATTTTATATTTATGGCCGCATTCTAATACAATGCATTGAGTAGTTTTTCTTCTTATTGTCTGTGATTTTGTATTTTTAGTTGTAGACTCTTTTAATATAACTTCTTCTACTACAAAATCCTCACCGACTACTTTTTTTAAATCAGGCATCTCTATACCTTTTGTTTGATTACCCTCTAAGGGTTTAGGGCTTATCCCTATGTTTATTCTAGCACGTTTTGATAAAAGTTAAACATTCACTATTATTAAGCTCCCTTGTTTTTTGCAATTCGGGCAAATAGTTTTATTTTGATAGGTCACATTGCCAAAGTCTTTAGTGTGGCCATATCGGTTAGTTGTTATCTTAACCTGGCATCTTGAGCATGTTAGTTTCAATATTTGTTTTTTTTTCGTGGTCATTGTTAGCCTTGCTTATCCTACGTTTTTTAGAATCGCTATAAGATGCCCATTCTAGGCGCTCTAGCTCGTTTCTACCGCACCCTAAGCACGTTTTAAGGTTAGGGCAGCACTTGTTTATGCAAGGGTTAAGCTCCTTGTCTATTGGTTTAAGTAGGCTCACTGATACCCCTTAATTAAAAAGGTAGTGTATTAATTAAATCTATTATTACACTATCTTAGTTATATAATCATTTAGAGCCTTTTCAAATAATAGCTCTAGTTCTTCTTCTGTTATTACTGCTATATCACCAAACTCATTTGTTATAAGATAATCTTCTTTTAGAGGCTCCACTGTTACCCCTTTAAATTCTAGTTTATCCATCATTTAATAAGCTCGATATGCGGCCAATCCATAAAGCTTTGATCTGTGATATCTCCGTCACCATCCCAATCAAATCCACATCGTATTTTAATACCTTTGCTATGCGCTATTCCTTTGATAATCCCGCCTAATTGAGCAAATCTCTCTATATTATTCCAATCAATCGGATAGGGAGCTACATCTACAGCTATGCTAGGCATTGAATTATGCTTGGAATCTGGATATTGAACCTTTGACCTACCCGCATGAAAATGGTCATTTTGCTCCTTCTGGCCTCTATGACCGCATAAAACTGTAAAATCTATTATTTGTATGGCTTCGTTTAAAACCTCCTGTATGTCGTTGTGACAGGTATTTAGTTTTTGTTGTGACCTTGCACCGAATTTATACATGTTAACCCTCGTAAGTTTTTATTATCTTTCTAGCTGTCATGCTTGAAAGCTTGTTTTCTTTCAAAAGTTTAAGCCGCGTTTGATGCGATATCCCCACTTTTTTGCAACCTTTTTTTATGGACCCTTCCCGCTTAATAACTATTGCCAAAAGCTTTTTAAAACTATCTAAGCTATTAGGCGGCATCATTTTTATTGGGCTCGTTTCAGGCTTCATGTTTTCCTCTTAAATTAATTGCCCCACTTTACACAATGGCAGGGGCCTCCACTGGGTAGACGGTGAAAGGCCGCCTATGTGTTCTTTAAAATGATAGCCATCAAAAAGGCATGTCGTCGTCAAAGTCATCTAAATTATTATTTACCTGAATTACATTGTCGCCAACAGTTACACCGCTAGAATTATTGACAGATACTTTGGGTTTTGAGCTTTCCCCTTTACCCTCTAACATCTGCATTTGATTAGCTATTATCTCTGTTGAATAGCAGGTTTTACCGTCTTTATCGAGATATTTATTAGTCCTCATTTTACCATTTATATACACTAAATCCCCCTTTTTTAAGTACTCTTGCATGATTTCTGCAAGCTTATCAAAGGCGGCAATTTTTACCCATTCAGTCTTTTCTACTTGCTGTCCTGTGTTCTTATCTTTGTACTTTTCACTGATAGCAATACTTATATTTGTTACTGCTTTTCCTGATTGAGTAAACCTAGTTTCAGGTTCGTTTCCCAATCGCCCTATAAAATTACACTGATTTAAATTGCTCATCTTATGCCGCCCTCTGATCTCTAGTGTGAAATAACCCTTTCAGCTCTGGAAACATCAACATGCTAACTTTAGCAAGCAATGGAGCTATATTATTATTTATTTTAAAATCTAAATTGTTGTCATGTATCGCAGTTTCATGCCTTAAAAACTCTATAATCGTTCTAGCACTGTAATGATGCCGGCCTTTAGATTTAATCCTATGGGCTTCTATTGCAAACTGAGTGTATAAATTTATGTTTCTCGATAAAGTTTCAATATCGTTTTTATGTATTTTGTTCTCAGTTGAAACCAAAACTATACTAAACTCTTTAGCTTCTTGAGCTAGCCCAAGCCACTCTATTATCTTCATTTTATACCCCTTATAAATTCGTCAATTTGACCTAATGGGTTTTCAAAAAGCTCATCCAAAGGCTTAATCATACAATCTTCACACGTAAATTTATTATCTATGCTGTAGTGACCTTCTTCAAAGTCTGTATCTATACTACTTTCACATTCTGAGCATCTTTCTATAGACATAATTTACCCCTTATTCATTGATTTCATTTTAGTTAATATTTCTTTATCTAATCGGCTTGCGATGTATTTCTTGTATTCTTCTAATCCCACGAACTCCTCATTAAAAGCTGGGTCATCATTGTTAACCATCTCGGTAACTCTATCGATAACATCAACTAGAGAGGCAGCGCCTTCCTTCTCAAGTTCATTACATTTAGCCTTGTGTTTCATCTTGTCTTTAGGAAAAGAGTTGAATAGGGCTTCATAGGCTGTTTCTTGAATTGATTTAGTGAACAAGAAGAAATCTAAACTTTTCTCTTCATCCTTCAAGGAATGAAATTTCTTTTCTTGATCTGCTGTAAAAGGCTTTGTATTGGCATCTGTAGGCAAGTCCTCTCCAGCATAGATATAGTGACCTAAGCCAAACATTGCCAGACATTTAGTTAAACAACGCATTCTAGCTGTATTGATAGCCATTGAGTCAGGATTAATAATAGCTTTGTTTTTATAGTCTATAACAGGTAGCCACATAGTTCTTTTATGGTCATGTATATTCACTGTTACCCATACTTCAGCACTGCCATTATCAAGAAAAATAACGTCACCCATCGAATAAGTAGACTCAGGGTAATGCTCCATTAAAACACCCCAAGCCCAAGCCCACGAAAGGTATGTTAAATTTCCTTTCTTCTCTGTATGTTTGCTTACATCTATACTGTGTAAATCATCCCAAATAGTTTTTAAGTCTGCCATGATTAAAACCCCACCTTATTTTCTGCTATATCTCTAATATGGTCACATTCTACATAAGTTATCTTGATAAGATTCCAGGCATTACGCTCTACTTTTGACGCTCCAAAAGTCATAGGAACGCCGTTTTTCATAGGCAGCGATTGA